TGATTTACCAACTTGCCACACAACATCGAGCAATTCTGTATGTACACCCTCTTTCTGCTCTTTAAGAGCAAAAGCGCCGCGAGGGTGATGAGCTGTATATCCCATTTTTTGAAAAGACTTCTGGTCATTAATACGGTACACCCAACCATCCGTAGGATAGTTAGAGTGGTCGAAGGTAGTAACAACATTAAAGCCTTCATGGGCCAATGCATTCATAGCGTCAATGTAATTTGAGTAGTCTTTTTCAAACTGCATGTCGTAAGCAACAAAGACTAAATCCCGGGCTCTTGCCCGAAATTCATGAATATCTTTGAGGTTTAGCGACCCCGAGGCGACGTTACGAGCATTGGGGACAGACGAGGGACAAACTACTTCGCCAGTAATCTGTACTTCTCCCTTCATAGGAATCATACTAGGTACTAACTCTTCAAGTTTGGTGGTAATATCTCGGCCAAGATTACCGTCTCCTCGTGTCAATCCGAGTGCGAAGTGCCCATTTACATAAAGTAAAGAGACAGCAGCGCCATCCAACTTCGGAGTACGAATGTACTTTGAGTTGGGAGTAGGAATGTCATCTAAGCTAAAAACTTTTTGAAGTGAGTACATACGAAACATATGCGGAACACCATCAGTAACCTGATGACCAACAGCATTGTAGTTGTACTTTGCAACAATCGCGTCAAACTCTTCATCCGAAATAATAGGATACCCAGAGTAATAAGCACACGCTGCTTTTTCAATAAAATCTTTCATTTACTATCCTCACTCAGAACATATATTATACAGAAAAGAGAAAGAAAAGTCAAGAATTATTTTATATAAATGTCCTGGATAAGTTCAGAAAATTCTTCTTGAATAATCTTTTTACTTTCCGCTAGGCTTAATATTTCTACTAAGCCTCTAAATAGTTCTTTTGAATTATCCATGTCTAAAGGAAATGCAATTCCATCTGGTGTAGGGCACCACTCTTCGTCAAAACTTAAAAAATACTTGCGTAAATGAAGATATTCTACACCTCTAAAGGTTCCAACTGTTAGCCTTACTTGCGTTTCTTTTTCTTCATCGTAATGAATGATTTTTTCGTAAAGCTCTGGGGACGCGTAAAGTTCCATATCTACCTCTCGTTCTTCAAAACTGAAGAGAGTGGGATGATACTGGTTATATTCGCAGGTTTTAATAGGCGATAAGAGTCTGTGTCCCAACAAAACGTAAGCAACGTTTCGGAGGACTCTTTTGCTCTATTTTTCTTCGTTTGAATATATGGGGTAGAGAAGTCTAAAGTGCAAACATTATATTTTAGTTTATTGGACTTTTCGCTTCTGTACGTGATTATGGCATCCCCATATTCACGCAGTGTATTTGCTAAGTCTTCCTTTTTCATTATTACTCCTATACCAAGGTTAGCAAAGTTTTTTACTGCTCTAGGTTTTAGGTTGTAATACTGAAATGCAGAAAACCCCCGAAACAAAGTTTCGGAGGCTAATTAAAAATTAATTAACTTGCTGCGTTAACTGCGTTCAAAACAGTAGTAAAGTATTGAGCAGCTTTACCAGTTAGTTTTGAAATAACATCTTCGTCTACTTCTTGCCCAGCATCACTAATTGCAGCAATAAGCGCGTCTTGAGCAGCAGCTTTTGAAACTCGGCCCCCGCTACCACCATTCGAGGCTGGTTTGCTGCCACCAGAAGCGGGGCTCTTCTTTACATAGACACCAGCTTTGGTAAGAATCATACGAACACCGTTAGGTGACTCTTCCAGCTCGTCTGCAATGCTTTTTACAATCTCCATTGACGTTTCGGGAGTAGGGTCAGCTGCTTCATACATAGTTACAGCCTGTGCCTTCTTATCGTCGTCCCATGCCATTTTGCGTTTCCTTCTAAGTTGTGTAAGTTTTGCGCCAGGACACGATCCTGTCGCGGCTAGTTGTGATAAATAAAATCGGTCGCCCATTGGTTCCCTCATCTTCAATACACATATTATACTTCTATTGAAGATGAAAGTCAAGAAATATTTTTAGATACGTGATAAATCAACTCCGTATTCTTGAAGGTGAGATAGCTTGCCTAAATCATACGCAAGCTGTGTTGCACTAAAGCCTCCGCCAGTGGAAGTAGTCCAACGCTCACTGTAGTCATCGTCTACTTTTTCAAGTACCCAAATATTGTATGCTTTGCTACCATACTTCTTTTCATAGTTTACATCTTTATAGCCTGGAAGCTCTGCTTGATAGTCTACTGATAATTCTGCCCGAATTATGGCAGGGCCATGATATTTGGCCGACCAGACTATTTCGCCTTCTTCGAACGATTCGGCCACACATTCTTCTGGTAAGTAATCGTACCGTCCGTCTTCTTTTTGAGGTACACCCACCCTTTCGATGATGCTTTTAACAAATCCGGGTGAACGATAAAGTCCTGAGGCAATTGCAGAGATGGGCTCGCCGGATAAGAATCCAGTAACCGCATCTGCCACTTCGGATTTTGTAGCTGCTCTTCCCCTATTTTGTGCTTTTCGTTTTTGTCGGTACTCTTGCGTTTCCAAAAAATCATCTATGATTTTCTGGAGTCGTGTTGTATTGTATGCTATATTCAGGATACCGCAAGCTTCCTTCTTTGTTATCGGGGAGGCCCCATCCTGCGCACTCAAGAGGGTTATCACTTTCTGTATATTGGTATCGGACAAGTTCTCTGACTCTTTCTTTTTGATCCTTCTCAATTTTTGCTATCTCCCTATTTAGATACCATACTGCTTTGCTTAAATCTTCTACTGGGTCTTGGCTTTTAACTCCAGCTCTCCAAATATATTTTATTGCATTACCCAAACAAAAATTCATATGTTCAGTAATTTGAATACACTCTACTCCACTCGGATGTGCACGATAGTGCGGTGGCTGATTTACTGTGTCTACCATTGGTTGTGCCTCTTGTCTTGAGATTGTACTAAGTATTCTACATACTTATCTGCCTGCTCTCTTGTGGGAAATTTTCCTACAGTTTGAAACTGTTCACCTTGCTCTGAAGTTACAACAACTCTCCAAAAGCTATGTTTTTCACCGTAGTGAGCTTCTATTATTTTATATTTTCTCATCAAACAAACTCTGTAACTGTTCTTCTCGCTCAAGACCTGCTAATTTATGGGCAATATGATACTCTTCACAAACCTTTTCAAAAGTATCCCACATAGTGTCAAATTTGATTTCGTACAATTCTTTTATGGCAAAATACTTGTTCATAATGGCATCAGCCAGTTCAGGGTGCATAGACTCCCATTTAGAATCGTCTATAAAATACTTGGTTACTCTCTCAATGTCGTCAGTAACATTCGCAAACTGTAACATCTCTTGTTCTAAATCAAAAATTGAGTTACTCATTCGTTACTCCAAAATAACTTAGTGTAAGCTTAAACGCCTCTATATGCTTAGCCATTTCGACCAAATCTTCTTCTTTATCAGTAGAGAAAAAGCCCCCGCAAGTATTGGTTTCTTCTTCGCGAGCTTTTAAATCATGCTCCATATCAGCAATTGTTTGCTTTAGGTTTTCTACAATTAGAAAATCTGCGGTATCAGAATTAATATCAATTTCAACTTTCATTTCGCTGTAATCCTTTTCTCGTAGTCTGCAAGATCATCGTCCCACCAACTGGGTTTGGGTCTGTGAGACCAAACGGCAAAAGTAGCCTTGTCGAGATGATAATAGTCACGATAAGACTGTATAGGGTTATCATAGTCTTTGAGCACGTCTGGCATTGCCAATCCGAAAGTGGTAAATCCAAGTCTCTCCATCTTGAGAGGCTCCGGTAATTCGTTGATGACTGTGACTGACTTGTGCTGCTTTCCATATCGGTAGCGGTATTCTTCTCCAAGGGCATTTCCATAACAATGAGTCCACTCGTAGTTATCGAGTGAACTGCGTGCCCATATAGTACATGGGTGATTATACATCATCGGTAGATAGGGAGTAACAGTACGCTCTTCTGGTTTAAGAGGCTTCTCTGGAGCTTTTGCTTCATTTAAAATAGCCGTCTCTTCTTTTGTAAGAGCGCGAGGAATAAACCCCAGGACTTTATCAATCCAGATAGTTGTGCAACATATCTGGGCGACTTCCAAGGGCATTTTTACAATATGTTTGTCGACATGAGCTTCCGCACACTTGTCGAGGTCATCGTCAAGATAGAATAAGTTCATGGTTACTCCCGAAATTTTTATATATTATACTAAATCCGAAGTTTTTTGTCAAGATATATTTTAGGGTCTACTACGTATACAAGTTCATTTGTATCGTAGTTCACTATCTCACTGACAGAATTATACTTCTTGCTCATGTGTTCAGCAAATTGTATTGCTTTGTCATAGTGATCGAATCGTATAAATTTTTTATCTCCGAAAGTAACCATGTAAGTTTTCATTAGTTGCAGACTGCTCCATCTTCAGATGCGTTAAACTTATCATCGCCGCATCCATACTTACCATCTTTATTGCTATCACATGCACGTTGCCATGAAATCATGTTAAACGTAAGACCTTCGTGCCAAGGTATATATGCCTTACACCATTCGTGTGAGCCTACGACCATAGTATCAGTTCCGTCCGGGTCTGGTACATAGTCACGTTTTGTCCAAGGCTTTTGTGCACGAAAAAAAGTGTCTTTGTTGCTCATAATCTGACGCTTAAACAAAGCACTGTTCGGCGTGCTGATGTAAATTTGCTGATTCTCTTCCAAAGT